CCATGTATGCCCTGCGCAAAGTCGTGGGGAACGTCGGTGTCAGTTGCTACGCCCTCTTCAAAACGAAGAGGTCCCTTATTGCCGGGAATTGACGGCGCAAAACTAGATTCAAAAACGTGGTCTCCCTTTTCAGGGAACATTGGGTTAGGTGCTACGTTCACTTAATCCTCCAAATAGGAATGTGGTTACTTACTACCACTTTACACTACTTTAAGTCTACCTACCGAAAGAATGGGTTCTCAGCCACCATAATTTGAGGCATTGTGTCCTGAACCGTCATATGGCATGCAATAGCCAAGGAGTCTGCGTAGTCGTCAAATGCACCCTTTTCATTAGGTGCGGCGGCAAGCATATACGGACCTTTGTATACTTTTTCAAGGTCAGCCATTTGCTGGTTAAAACGCTTCCAAGTACGAGTACGGCGAGCCTTACTATGTCCGGGAATAATTAATTGCTCACGTTGGATTAATTCTGTTAGATGCACCCAACGCTCGTTTTGAGCCTTAGAGTCCGAAGAAACTGCAAGTACTTCAATGTCAGGTAGCAATACCTGCAAACGTTCAGCCACAGCACCACCTACACCTTGAGCGTCAACACCCATGCGAAGTACGTCATAGTTACGAATGAAGTCAATAATCTCAAAGTACTGAGTTTCCCATTCCTCGTTGTTGATTTCCAACCAGTTGAGGATGCGGTGTTCATAGAAACCAAATGGGTCCGGATGGTCCCAATCCACCCAAAGGACTGTTACAACCGTAGAGTCATTAGCACGGGCAACGTCAATACCAACAACTACTGGAGTGCGCCACCACTGCTTGACCAGACCCATAGATGAGTCATAGAGGCGGTCCATGCGCTCTTCGGTAACAAACATACCTTTTTCAAGAATCCACTTGTTGCAGTAAGACATCTGAAATTCGTCAGAGTCTTCACCAATACGTAGTTTTTCTTTAGCGATGAATTTACCGTAGTTATCGTTGTACTTTGATGCAGTTTTATAATCGTACTCAAAGTGCGCTGGGCGAATCTTACGACCACTTACAGAGCGACGCTTATTGAATTGAATGGCTTTATAGAAATAACACTTGTTACGGGTAGCCGTACCAGTCAAACAGATAGAGCCGTTGTTGAACGCCAACATGGGCTTAATTGACTTGTTAATCATGAACTCGTCGGCTTCCTGAGCCTCGTCAATAAGAACAAAATGGTAGGTTTTAGACTCAATCTTTGCCTTGGGGTTACATGTCTGCATACGGCAAAGTGAGCCAGAGTGCTTCAAAGTAATGATGCGACCACGTCCACGTGTACCGCCAGATGAAGCCTTGTCATCAATCTCAGGGTCAAGAAGGAAATCAAGTGCATGGTCACTGGTCAACTTGGTGACAATACGACCAAATACAGTTTCAGCCTGTTCTTCAGTTGGTGCAAATACACCTACCCAAAAACCTTTAGAGAACTTACCCAACCAAGTTGGGTAGATGGGGGAAAGTTTGGGCAAGATAACCATCATGGCACCAAGCACGGCTGACAGCACCTCAGACTTACCCGACTGGCGAGTAGCCACTACGGTTAGTTCTTCGCCGTCACCTAGGACAATAGATTCAATAATGCGATAAGCAATAGGAACTTGATATGGGAAAAACGTAACGTCACAGAATTCTTCAGTAAAGACAAGAAGTCTCTTTACAAGGTTGTCCAAAAACTCCGCAGAGGTTTCGTCAAGTTCCTCTACCTCTTCATCCGGTAGTTCTAATTGTTCTTCTTCTGTTAGCACAATACAATATTAGTCTAACTACGACGCTCTAACTCGTCCCAAATGGAATTGATAACCGTGATTGCTTCAGTTATCATTTCTTTATCGCCTTTGCGATAACGCCATTCATCAAAATTCATGTTTAAACCCATGAGTGCAGAATCCATCCAGCCCACCAAAGCAGATGTTTCCATCTTTGCTACACGGCTATCTGCTTTACTTTTAAGTTCTTTACTAAAGAATCGCATTACCAATTTCCAATGTCTGTTGGTCTAGTGTCCATAAACCTAGCACCAAGAACTCCAAGTTCTGCTTCCTGTTCATCTTTGTATTCGGTTTTTTTGCACAGGCCTATTTGAAAAGACTTTTTGTGCAGGGATATTTGGATACCTTTTCCACTACGCCAAGGAGCATCAACTTCACGCATAAATCCAGAGCCAATGCGAAGTCTTTGCACTTTTTCATAATCACGTGTAATCCAATACACAGGGCCAACAGCCTGCACGCTATTAGCGGTGTCTTTAAATAAAAAATAACCAAATAGGGCTATCCCCAAAATACAGTATGGGGTTATTACAAGAAAGACTATTGATGCAATAAAACCAATTAAAGACCAATATGGGGCTATTTTTTTAAAGTGAGAAAACAGAGGGGTCATTAAGTTTCTGGTAGTCCGGGTAGTTGCGAGTCCATGCATCAATAGTTTGACCTTTTGAGTTTGTATTACAAAAGTCTAAGTATACGGATGGAGGCATGTTGTAATACGCATAAATGTCTTGAGTTTTCTTTTTACCATTTTTACGTGTTCCACCAAATTGCACGTATGCAGTACCAGTAAGACCTGTTGCTTTATTAGGAACAAAGCGATGGCGAATTACACGAGTACTAAGTTCTGGACCTTGGTAATACTCAGGTTCTGGAATTGAGATAACGGTTTGAGTAGCAAACATTTGCATGTCTGCGGCGTTTTGCCGTTCAATGTCTTCCTGTAACTTTTGAATCTTTTCAGACGGACGACCGCCAGTAATCCAAGGCATTTCATTGTCACTAAGTGACTCTCCAGCCCCAAGTTTATTGAGGTCTTCGGACAAACCGGACATGGCTTGCCGCATCTTTTGACGCCTTGGCGAATTTGGATTAGGAGGATAGTACGGGTGACCTTTTTCAAATGCCATACGGCTATGTTACCTTACTTAACGATAGGGTCAGGCTTTGGTACAGACTTCCAAGCGGCTTCCATCTTTGCCGCATCCTTAGCAAATTCAGGCTTAATTTCTACATGCAACCAAGTAGGGTTGCCCTGATACGAACCTGCATTATCGGACTGAGTAAATACCTTGATACCTTTAGCGTTTGCTCCACGAGAGCAACGGTAACCCCAACCGAAGTCACCCTTTGCGTACCAGTGGATTTCTTCAATACCAAGTTCTTCGGTATGTGCGATAAACCAATCCCACATTTGTTGTGCGACCTTTTCATTTGGGTATCCAATGTCTGCGGCGGCTCCAGTTGAATGAACACTCAAGAACTTGTCCATACCGGGGTCGCCAATCTTCTTACCAGCGGTCTTGTCATTTTTCATCAATCGGACTTGGTAAATGCCACGATTGTCACAACCCCAACGGCGACCACAAGCCTCTGAAAACCACACGGTTCCGGGCTGAGCACCCTTACCATCAAATGCAGGGTAATAACTATATTCACGTGCCATAACGACTCCTTAAAATTGGTATAGGGCTATTTTAGCGTATTTATACTGTGCGTTGAACAGTTACAATAAGCGATGGGATGGCTGGGCGTGTGGGGCTACTTTGTGGACCTTGTGAAAAAATACGCATATCTACGTCATGAGATGACCAAACAAGTTCTGCGTAATCACCAGCATTCATTGGGAGCATCCAGTTCCAAGCCGCTACTAACTTACAATTATTTCCTTGCATAGTTACTTGTGTGTTAGACCACGGAACATCTATTCCATTTTGACGAAGCCATATGTCAACGTCGTCTGAACCAGAGTCTGTTTTATCTAACTGTGCTGAAAATTGAATGTTATAAATGCCTGTATTTGTAACTTTAATTTTAGAACCGTCAACAATTGTTACGTTGTTATGACCATCCATGCTATTAATAGTCATTACTCGTGCGGTATCTGCTACGGGATTTGTTTGAGTTGTTGTGTCATAAAACGAACCATAGTCATTTGAAGGCAAGATGGTTTTTGCAGGGGTCAGGTCTACATGCAACCAAAATACGTTAGTTAAGTTATGGTCATCTGCGGCTACAACAATCTGGTCACCAACTTTAGGTACTACCCATATGCCGTTGTATTTAGCACGACCAATATAAGTGATGGCTACTTCAGAGTCATTTCCAATAACAACAGGTATTTTTACACGGATTTCCCCCGTGTAAGGGTCTGCATAAGTTACTGAAGCCCTATGGACAATTGCATGGTTATGCATGGTGCGCCTTATGTATAAGAGTAAGCCACTCTGTAAAAAATGGAAGAAGCATAGGTTTTAAGTTTTCTGG